TTTTTTCAGGGACTGAGGTGGTAAGATTAATTTTTTTCCAGTAGTGTTCCGGAAGTCTTTTCTTAAGTTCATCGAACTGTAATTCGGTTCCACCTTTAGGATTCATCTTTTAAAGTCCCACTTCCCATAGCGATTTTAGGGACGGTGACTTTAACATCTCTTCTAATATGCTCTTTCTTGGTAGCTGTATTAGGATCTTTCACATCGTCCTCTGCTTCTTTATCTGACATATATTCTTTTTTAGTTTGTGTATTGGTTAAGGTAACTTCCGTTTCACATCGATAGCGTGGAACTTTTTTTCCATCTATTTCTACATGGTCCACTATTTGTCCTGCTTCTTTAAAAGGCATTATGTTCTATCCTGTTGTAAAACGCTGACTGATATATTAGCTGAAGTCGCTGTGGTTGTAAATTTTAAAACATCGCTCTCTTCTAAAACTAAGAGAGTACTTTCATCTCCTTCTAAAAATTCTTTTTTACCTTTAGCTGGGACGCTAGCTATGACTTTATAAATAAAATCAGTAGAGCTTCCACTATCTGTCACCGTTAATGTCCAATCCGGAGTTGATGAAGCATGGGTATTATAAACAGATATAGATTTAATCACAGCCACTGTTTCTGCAGGGCAAGTATAAACTGTTACAATATTTGTGGTAGCATCAGCCTTCCAGATATTTCGATATGTATTTGCCATTTCTTCTTTTCCTTAATTTAACTTAAGTGATGAATAAAGTAAAGGCTTCGTATTCATCGGTTAATTGTTGTTGGTAAGTAGTGTTAAGTTTCTGTACGACAGAACCTACATTATCTGCCAGCCCTTGAACGTTCATAGCATCAAAGTCTGGACCTATAATCGTTGCTACAACTTCACTAATCTTTGCCATATTGCTCCATTAAAATATAGGATATACATATGAGGCGTAAAAAATTTGTCATTTTATCTTCTACCTCCTGGATGGATATCTAATCTAAAAGTTCCCATTCTCCAAGTTTGTCCTGTATCTACATTGCCGACCTTGATCGCAATCTGTCGAGCTCGGGCACGAGTAAAGATTTGAGTAGTCGAGGTAGTGGCATTGTAAGAAGTGGAAGTCGCCGTGCTGCTTGGAAATTCTTTAGTGTTTAAATAAACTTTAGCGGTTCCGGTTTGAGCTCCAAAGTCAGGTATGATCCTGCTAATTCTCATCATGAATTCACCACCAATCGGTCCCTCAATTCCTTGAGTACCAATATCATAGTCTCCTGATTCTACATAACCGGAAATGGCGTTGGTAGTTCCACTGGCAAAAACCTCATCGGTTCCTTTTTCCTGTTGCCAATAATAACTAGAGCCGTTAGAAATTCCGACAACAGTTGGATAAGTAGGAGCTACTCCACTTTTAAATTCTGTTGCATAAGGTTTAGTGAAAATTCCTTCAATGCTCCACGTTGAACGAGCTAAAGAAGAAGTGTACCAGATTGGGTTTTGTTCTGAAGATTCCATATAATTATAAGTGACTGATCGATCTACATAATCAGAACCACTGCTTGGATAAAACCAAGTGATTTCTCCAAATAAAGCGTTAACGGCTACATGAACCTGTTGGTTGGCATTAGCATTAATATCTTCAAAGACATAATCTTCAACAAGACATGGCATCAACATCACGCGGCCTCCATTAAATTGATAAAACCCTGTAGGTCCCATCCAATAAGCAATACCATTAACTTCAGCTGCTGCATGTTGACTGGACATCCCACAATTGGTTCCCATCTGTTGAAATCCAAAAGTTAAAGGAGGTCCAATAAATTTCATCGTGTACATAGCTGTATCAGACCAAATATAAATAGCGGTTCTTCCCACAATGCCGCCCATTAATTTAGAACCATCAGTCAGTCTTTGACTTCCTGCAGTGTTGCTGGCTGTCGGAGTCCACTCTGTAATGCTTTCTTGATTAGACCATCGTACAAACATGTCGTCTTGTGAGGAAGCAGTTTGAAGTGTGGTTTCTGTTCCCACGCATACTAAGTGACGATCCGGTGTTGAGAGAACCATGTCTCTTGAAGCCGTAGGAACTTCGGTTCCGGTTACTAATACGGCTCTTACACTTAGGTTAGGGATCGAAGGTTCCCATTGAAAAATTGTTTTGTTATGAATGAGTGCTAATAAATTTTCACCATAGTTAAGTAATCTCCATTGAGCCGGCTCGATGACAATATTAGAGGAAGAACTTGCACTACCCCAACCAACATAGGTTGTGGCATCATAGGTAATGGTTGTATCCGCATGTTCTACGTCGCTGGTTCCTCCCACTCCGCGAGTAAATCCGGATAATACATTAGTTCCAGTATTATTAGTTGTATAAGTAATAAGTTCACTTTCAATGAGAAGAGTTCCTCCTCCCGCTGCTGTGGTAGGAAAAGATGAGGTGCTGGTAAAAGTTGCAGAGGATGCACCGGCGGCTAATACCCCTCCATTATTTAAAGTTGTTTGAATGAGAGGAAGAGTTTGACCACTCCAAGTATTCGTGCCCCAGCCATATCCATAAGTTTGAATAAGGGGACCAATCACATAATAAAAATCTATTGTAACCGTTCCAGAAGGGCCTGCACTTGAGCCAGCATTACTTCCCATAGTGATTTCCAAGGTAGTAGCCGTAGGCGCAGCGGTTATTTCAAAAAGTATATCATCAAAATCAGGTGCACTAAAACCTCCCGGTACAGAAGTGGCACTAGAACATAAAATAATATCTCCGGCCTCTGCTCCGTGGGCCGTGGATGTTGTAAGAGTAACCGTAGGAGAACCACTTACGGTCGTGAACGTGGCACCAGTTTGTTGACGTGTAGAATCTAAAGGAGTGATATCATAGAACGCTCCTTCAAAATAAATGTAAAGGCACTTGTTGGTTCCAATGGCTGCATACTTATTACCTCCCAGATCAACCCAAGTATGTTGATCACGCCCTGCACCGATTAAGGTATCATCAACCAGTTGTTCCCAACCCCCTACTTTTTCAGGAAAGCCATAGCGAAAGCGGGTATAATCTGCATTAACCCATTTTCCTTCGGCTCCTGTATCTGAGGATTGTTTATCTAATCCTGGTATTAGTCTGATTTTATGTAACATAGAAAATCCGTTTAGAATACAAATATACTATATTTTTGGTGAGATCAACTACTTAGGAACGCCCAGCAATGTACGCTTATCATACAGATTTGTTTTAGCAAAAGGACCGTTGGCATGATTATAATGTAGAAAGACTTGAGAACACACGGTTCCTTCAAAAGGTTCGCGCCAGTGCTCGAGCTCGCAGCCAGAATAAATGAGCATATCTCCTATTTTTAAATCAACCTGTACTCCTTTCGGAGCTCCAGGTTTAATGGTTTGTTTATCTTCATCAATAACAAAGTTACCCCCTGTTGGGTCTAGAAAGATAGGCCATTCATCCCCTCCTAGATGGATGGTTGTAGAAATTTCGCAGCTCGGTCGATCTTTATGTCGCTTTAAAATATTTCCTTTTTCATATACTCGTGTGTACGAATACGTTGGAACCAAATCCATGCCTGTTTTAGCTTTCATAATGGGACGCATATATTGAAGCAACGTTTCCATCACCCAGTCTGCATATTTAGAATAGACCCCGGGTACTTGTTTATCTTCTCTTGTCCCCATAAAAGGATTAGCTGGATTCACTTTATTATGTTTCATCATAAAATCCACCGCGTCTCGCTGTAGCATCATATAATTAAAGATAAAGTTAGCGAGTTCCTTGGAAAGAGCTTCTCGAATCACCTGATATTTTTTCTTTTTAAACATAGTGTTGTTTTACCTTTGGGAAATGAGGAGGTGTGACTTGATCAATATCCCCATTCTTGTCTCGTCTAATGTAAAGTTGCTTGGGTAAATAAAACAAAGCTCTGATCTCATCATCCGTTGTTAAAACTCTTCCTTCCAGAGGAAACTCTTCCGCTTTAAAATTTGTAATAACAGCCGGAACCATGGGAATATTTAATTCTTTGGCTACCACCATTCGATTATTTCCTACAATAACTTTTATTTTATTTCCATGGTTCTTACTATGATAATGACAATAAATTGGATCTTTAAATCCATACTTGGACATTGAAGCTGTTAAAGCATCATGAAAAAGTTGCTCCTGTCCATTGATAAATTCAGCGCGAGTTAAATGCGAAATCTTTTCTCGGGGTAATTTTATATAAATAGTTTGGATCATTTATTCACCTGAATAAAATTAAAAGAAACCGATACACGCCAGCCCTTTTCTCCTTTTTCTTTGGATTCATTCATTTCTACTCCATGAGGGAGCCATGCTGGAAACATAATCATTTGTCCTTCTATTGCTGGATAATCAACCAGGCGACAGAGCGGCCTGGGCAGGCCTTTAGTTCTTCTAGGTAACATAATATTGGGTCCTGGTCTTGGATCTTCGACAAGTAAATGTCCTGAATTCTTAGGAACCTTAACGTAATAAGCTCCGGACCATTGAGCGTTAGGGTGGATGTGTTGTTTGTTATAAGCTCCAGGGTAGTTAATATTGGCCCACATATTACCTAAGGCAGCTCTAGGTTCCATCCCATAGTCTTTATAAATTTCCTCCTGCATAATAAAAAGTTCATCCATCAAAGGTTTATATTCTTTTTTAAAATTCATAGTGGTAGGGCTATGCCATCCGCCTCCCGCATTGGTTTTTTCTTCGCTCTTATCTTTTTTACTCCAAGCTTTAATTAAGGGGAATAAATAATGATTTAATCTTTGAGGATTCTCAACCATTTTTGAATAGACAGGAGTCGGAAATAAAATTTCTCGATTCACTTAAAGGGAGGTCCTCCAAACCACATTACCAAAGAGCGTCGAACGCCCTTTTTGACTTTAGCGACCCGGTGACGAAGCATACTACAAAAGAAAATGGCTTGTCCTTGTAATAATCGAGGGGGTTTATTACCGTCTGCCATAAATTCTAAATCCCCTCCTTCAAACTCGGAGGGATCGCAAAGAAGAATCGTCATGGATATTTTTCTAACTGGAGGTTCAAACTGACAATGGGTTTCAGCGTCCATGTGCCAGTCATAAAAACCTCCTTTAGGATATTCGGTAAATTGAGCGAGCTCGCTAATCTGCATGCCCTCATAACCAAAATGATTTCCATTGGCTTGAAGCATACT